CCGAATGCCCCGGCATCGGTCCAGACATGGACATCCTCGCCCACCAGTTGCGGCACCGAAAACGTGTCCGTGGCCGGGCCGCTGTAGATGGTCGCGGCAAAGAAGTGATTGGCCTCGCTGATCGGCTGCGCGCCAGTCAATGTGCCATAGGTGACCGACTGTTCCTCGATCATGCGCACCGTCGCGCCGTTCACCGTGCGGCGCACCACCATGGTCAGGATGTCTGCCGTGCCGCTGGCGTTGGGGCTGATCGCCATGGCCTCGACCACGCCGCCCGCCAGTGGCACTACGGCCCAGCCCAGCACGTCCTCGTCGGGATCGTACAGCATCACGGCCAGATCACCGCTGTCGCGCCGGATCCACGTCAGTTTCTGCGGGGCCGACTGGTTGGCCATTTCGGCAAAGCCTGCGGTGCCGATGTGCTGGGATGGCAGCGACAGCTCCAGCGCGCGGTTGCGGTCGTTCTGCAGCGAATAGACGATCTCGAAGATCCGGGTGCGGTCCTTGGAGATGAACATGGGGTCGCCGCGCGGGGCGAGCGGGCGGGCCTGCGCCGACCCGATGGCGCTGTCATAGCCGAAATACGTCGTGGTCGGCCCCAGCACGGCCGTGGCGTCGGTGGAGCGGGTGGAATACTCCTCGCCCAGGGCGCCGATGTGCAGGCCCGATCGACCCCGGCGCAGCCAGATGACCTTGTTAACCGAGTTCTCGCCACTGATGCCATAGGCGAAGCTGCTGTCGGCCTCGATGCCCGGCGCGAAATCACCGAAATCCCCCACGGTGGAAAACCACAGAGTGCGCGGATCGGTGGGGGTGGCTGCTGCGATGACGCGTTCCTGGAAAATCTCGACCGCGGCGGGGTAGCCGTAGCGGGCCGACCACGCGCCCTCCGCCCAGCGATGAGTTCCCTGCGCCACGACGGCGGACGGCAGGCGGCGCAGGACCGTTGCGGTGGCCTGCGTCGCGCTGACGATGCCGGTGATCCGAACGACGCCGAGGCCGTCGCTGATGAACGTCCAGGATATTCCTTCGCCGGTCTCAACCAGTGCGGTGCCGGTTGCATGCGTGGGCGGCGTACTGCCAGTGTTCCCGGCGGTGCGGGCTTCGTAGATGCGGTCGTTGTACTGCCGCCGATCGTCGACGGCCACCGTGGCGCCAGGCGCCCAGAGCAACGGGATTTGCACGATGAACTGCCAGGACACTTCGCTGGTGCCGGGCGTGGCCGCGCCGGTGCTGTGTGTCGGTGCCGTGTCGCCGGTGTCGCCCGTGCTCCTCGCTTCGTAGATGCGGTTGCTGGTGCGCACCCGCTGCCCGGCGATGACGGTGACATCGGGCTCCCAGCCCGCCGGAATGTCGGCGATGTGCAGCCATGACATCTGGGCGCCAAACTGGACGCGCTCGGTGCCCTCGATGTGCAGCGGCCGGTTCACGCCCGTGTTGGTGCCGGATGCCACCTCGTACACCCTGCCGTCGGATCGCATCCGCACGCCCGGCCCGACATCGGTGTTGCCTGTCCAGAGCGGCACGTCCGACCAGGACACGGGCTCCAGCGACAGCAGCGACCCGACATGGCTGCCGTCGAACAGCGCGCCGCTGGCGGTCAGGGTCACTGATCCGGTTTCGCCGCTGGCCTGCACGGTCAGCCCGGTATTGCCGTTCTGCAGCCGGAAGGGGCCGGTGTCGGGGTCGAGCGGGGTGATGGTCCAGTTGTCGAGCGCGAAGCGCGCCAGCCGCTGGATCGGGCGCGCGCCATCGGCCAGGTAGATCACGTCGGCCGACTGCACCCATTGCAGCCGCGACAGGGCGGGCTGGTCGTAGGGGTGCGCCAGCTCATAGGGCGCACCACCCGACATCACGAGCTGGCCGTAGCGCCAGACGCGCATGACCCCGGCGCTAAATTCCAGCGTCACCGCATCGTTCGTGGCGAACTCGAAGTCCAGCAGGCGGGCTTGCGCATTGCCGCGCGTGGTGCCGCGATAGACGGTGCCAGGCGCGCGGGTCACGCCGCCCTGGCGCAGCGGGATGAAGCCCCGGCATTCGCGCAAGCCGGTCATGAAGCGCTGGTAATCGAACCGCTGGTGCAGCAGCGGCGAAATCTCGCCCGCGGCGAAGCTGTTCTGCGGCGGGCTGGTGCGGGTCACAGGCGCGCCCCCAATGCCCAGTCTTCTTGCCGGTCTAGCCCGTCCCAGCGCTTGGGCGATGCGTTGCGCGCGTCCATGCGCAGGGCCTGCCGCATGGTGATCTCGGCGTCTTGCGCGATCCTGTCGCGCTTGCCCACGTCGCCCAGCCATTGCGGCGACACAAGGCTCGCCAGCCGCAACGCCACCGCCAGCCGAAACCAGGCGGGCAGGCGCGTTTCGTCCGTGATCAGCGCGGTGTAGCGGATGCGCAGCGGGCCGGACATGTCGGTGCGCAGGAACTGCCGGTCGATGCGCCAGTTGTCCGCCTCATAGACCTGTCGCAGGGCCACGAAGCTGTCGGGCAGCACGAAGGCATGGGGCAGGTCGGGGTCGGCCACCACGTCGGTGCCGGGGATCGCGGCGGGCAGCGCGGCGATGTCGGACGCGAAGGACCAGTCGGCGACCTCCAGGCACATGCGCAGCGCTTCGGGATACTGCTCGGCCGCCGCGGCGGCCTGCGGGCTTTCGTCCCCGAAACTCGACGGCGCGGCCAGCTCAAGGGCGCGGAACGCCTGCTGCACGATGGTCGATGCTGCGATGGGCTGGGTCACGCCTGCGCCTTTCGGTCAGGGCGGGGGCCGCGGCGGGCGCGGCCCCGGCGGATCAGTTGTAGATGTAGACGACCTGGAACTCGATCTTGCCTGCGCCGGTGGCGCCCGCGATGGCATGGGCATAAAGATCGATCACGCCGCCGGGGTTGGCGGTCAGTCCCAGCACTTCCCACAGGCGCTTCTGGCTGTTGGCATCGCCCTCGGCGATAGGCTTGTGGATGTTTCCGGCGGATTTCAGCACAGACACCAGCGCATCGACATCGTCCTGCGTGCCGATCCGCACGGCGGCGAAGCCGTAGTCGGTCACGTCGAAATAGGTGAGCGGGTGCAGGATGCAGTCCGACGGCAAACTGCACAGACGGTACGTGGACAGGGTGCTGGCGTCGGCGGCGTTGGCCACGGCACCGGTGGTGACGATCAGGCGCCCGGCTTTCAGCATCGGGTCCAGAAGGGATGCGCCGCTCTGGGGATCGCGGTAGAGCGCGCTTTGCAGGTTCTCGACGGCCATGGTCTTGGTCCTTTCAGAACAGGGGGGATGCGGCCGCGCCGGGCGCGGCCGTCACGATCATTCGACGCAGGTGATGACTTCGACGCCGCCGTCTTCGACGCGCACGCAATCGACGAAGGCCCCGACATGCGCGTAGGGTGTGTTCTTCGCGGACGTGTCGTTCCACATCCGGCCTTCGACGTCCTGCCAGATGCCCGCGACGATGTTGCGCTTCGACCAGACGGGGCACATCCGGTTGCCATCGCTGTCGACGGGCAGGCGGTTCGTGACGATCCACTTGTAGCCCAACAGCGGCGTCGGCTTGCCGTTCATCAGCTGGATCTGCTGGAACGCGTTCAGGGACGATCCGTCGCCATCGGCGATGTCCAGCAGGTCGGTGACCTGCTTGGGGCTGATGGCGCAGTACATCTCGTCGTCATCGTCCTCGAGCCCGAACTCGCGCAGCGCCAGCTTTTCCTTGGACGTCTTCAGCTTCGAGAGCGTAAGGCCGGCGCCACCTGCGGGAATGATATTGCCGGAGGGCAGCGCCACCTTGCTGGCACCGGGCGTCTTGCCGTCGGTGGCCGTGCCCAGGATGCCGCCGGTGCGCACCTTGAAGGTCCCATTGGGCTGCTTTTCCACGCCGAGGATCTTGTCGCCGATGCCGCGCTGAACCGCCACGGTGTGCGTGCGGACATAGACCGAAGTCGGGTCCATTGCGCGCTGCAGCTTCTCGGCCTTGTCGATGTACTGGCCACTTTGCGTTTCGGTCGGGAACACCACCCAGCGGCGGCTGTTCTTGGGCACGTTCTCGATGTTGCGACGATCGCGCCCGTCGCTTTCTTGGGCATCGACGGCACCGACCAGGTCGGCGACGGAATGCGCCTCGCCGGAACAGGGCGCTTCGGTAACGGCTTCGCGCAAGGTGCGGCGGGTCTGCTGCGCCACCATCTGCACGTTGTTGGCATACATCAGCTGGTGATGCGCCTCGGATTGGACTGCAATGGACATACGTCCCTCCTGCAAAATCTGACGATCGGTGTGAGATTTCGGAGGGGTTGCCGGTTGCCCGACCCGTCCTGGCTGTTACGCGGCCTGCGCGGCAGTCTTTGCTGCTGTCATCCGGACCCTGTGAGGGGTTGCCCATCGCGGATAGGGAAGCCTGCCATCACGCGAAAAGTCAAGCGGAAAACGATATGTGCCCCGGCGACGGCGCGCGCGGGGCACATATCAACAAGCGTGGCAGTCATGGTGTTACCCGGTGATGATGACCACATCGCAGGTTGTGTCGGTGCTGATTTTCTTGACCTGGAACGGCGGGATAAAACCAACCGTCACCGGATCGAAGGTAATCCAGTCGGCATCCGCGTTGCCGACGGGGAAAATTTTCAAAAGCGTACCGCTGGCGATCGACGTGACCGCGACGGCCTTGGCCACTTCGGGCAGGTCCGGGACGGCCGGGTCCCAGATTGTGCCGATCCGCCCGAACGTGTTGGGATCGGCGCTGTAGCTGCGATAACGGTTTTTCATGTGAATATATCTTTCCTCAGTCGTAGATCGCGACCACCGTGGCCGTGGTGGCGGGACCGATGCGCCGCGCCTGCACCGACGGCATGAACCCGACGGTGACCGGATCATAGGTTACATAGGTGTCCTGGTTGGGCGGCATGATGTCGAGCCGCGCGCCGCTGCCGGTGCCGGTGACCTGTACCGCGCGGGCCACTTCGGCCAGGTCCTCGTCGGCGGGCGTCACAGTGACCGCGCGGCGGCCGTGCATCTGCGGGTTGGACAGGTTTCGGAATTTGTCGATGGACATGTCAGCGCTCCGTGCTGGGGGTGGGTGTGAACAGGGATTTGAACCACGTCATGAACGGACGGGGCGGTGTGATGGCGGGTGTCGGCTTCGGGGCGATGGAAAGATCGCGCAGGGAATGGTCCTGCACTTCGGCCAGGCGCGTGGTCCAGCCGTTGCGGTAGCGCGGCCAGATCGACAGGCGCGACAGGAACCGGCGGCGTCCCTCGATCAGTCTCGTGATGGTTTCCACCGGGTTGGCCTTGGCCGCGGCGGCGTAGCTGATCGGCCCCAACTTGCCGTCGTCGGCCACCTTCAGGACGCGCTGCAGCGCCATGATAGCGCGCTTCGCGCCGGAATGCACCGCGAAGTCGAACACCGCCCGATCGATGCCGATGGGCAGCCGCCCGATGCCGGGCTGCGCCCAGTACCAGGCGCGGTAAATCTCCAGCGCCTCGTCCTGCGTCAGGGCCAGCACGTCGTCTGGCGTGACGGACCAGCCGCGCCATTGCGACAGGGTGCCGATGGTGATTCCCATGTTCGTGGCCCCTCCGGGATCATTGGGGTCGTCGACGAAGCGGCCCTCGTGCTTCAGCAGCAAGGGCACCAGGGCGGGGAAACGGTCATGTGTCATGTGGCTGAACTCCTGGTTGCCTGCGTCGGATCGGCGGCTTTCGCTTCGGCGCGATCAATGATCTGATTGAACTCCGGATCATTGCGCAGGTCTTCGACCTTTCGAATTCTGCGCAAGACAGTCGACGGCTCGACGCCATGGGCGCGCGCGATGGCGCGCATGGACTGCCCGTGGATCACGTTGGCGACATACATGTCAATCGCGTCGGACAGATGCGTGTCGCTCGCGATCGACTTGTGCTTGATGCGATAACCCACGCCCCAAATGGTTTCGATGCTGTACCGCGTGTCCGAGATCTTCTTGCGCATATGACAGATCTTGGTCTTGATCAGCTTGCTCGACGCGTAGTCTCTATCCCTGTCTGCCTCCAGTTGTCGCTGTAGAACATCGTTGGTGATTTCCTGATTGGGCGCGCTCTTCATGATCAGCCAGATGCGCGCCTCCAATTGCGTGAAACCGAATTCGCGCATCACGTCCAGCTGGCGCTTTGGATCATCGCCCATCAAAAACGCGATCTGGTCCGTCATGACTTCGAGCGTCGCCGGATCGTGCCCGGCGCGCAGGGTGTCGCCACGGCATTCCAGCAAGGCAGTCAGCAGCAGCGACACGATCTGCTTGGCAGAGCGGACCGGCCATCCCTTCTCGGTCTCGATCTCCTGAAGTGATTTTTCCTCGATCACAACGTCATGCAGTACGCGGAACAACGACGGTGCGAGATGGAACTGGTTCGGCGCGCGGCTGAACTGATACGCGACCATGACCTGCATTTCTGTCAGTAAGCCGCGCTTTTGCAGATACACGATCCTGCGCATGTCAGCCCCCCGCCGCGATCTTGGTCAGACGTTCCATCTGCTGCTGCAGGCGGGAAATCTCGGTGCGGTTGTTGGACTGAACGGCCTTGTAATAGGCCCCCTCGGGCGAAGTCATGCTGGCCAGCTCCGCCCGCGCCTCGGCGGGTGTGGTGCCCATGGTCTGCGCACCTGCACCCGCGCCGATCATCGTGTCGTCGCCCAGCATGTCGCCCAGGGCCGCGAACAGCTTGATGGCGTTGGCGTTGCCGGTCTTTTCGCTCAGAGCGCCGGACAGGTCCTGCAGCGCGTCCTGGTCCAGCCCCGCCTTGGTGGCGATGACCTGTGCCGCCTGTCGCGCCTGCGCCAGCTTGGCGGGCGTCTCGCGCCCCCAGTCGCGCTGCAGGGCGGTCATCATTTCGGCGTTGGCCGTCGCCAGCTGGGTGTCTGCATCGGCCACCAGCCTGGTCACATGCTCCGCGTACATGCCCACGAACTTGTTCAGCGCGGACGGGGGCAGCCCTTCCTCGTGCGCGATCTGCTTGGCGCGCGCTTCCAGCGCGGCGTCGAGCTTCACATCCTTGGGCAGGTTGGTCAGCGCCTCGGACGTGTCATAGGCATCGGCGGTGTCGGGCAGGCCGAACACCTTGGCGTTCTCGCGCATCCATTCGGCAACGGCTTGGCCTTCCTTGGGGCGCGTCATCAGCTGGTCGGCCGACACACCCAGCCGCTGTTCGGCGTTGCGGTGCATGTCGGTCAACCGTGCGATGGCGTCGGTCGGATCGTCGACGGTCAGGCCCTTGGCGGTCAGGTGCTGCCGCTGCACGTCGGACAGTTTTTCGCCCTCCCACCATTTGGCCGCGGGCGGGTCGCCTGCACCGGCGGGCGGATCGACGGGCGGCGGGGTGCCGGCACCACCGGCGGGCGGATTGCCTGCACCGCCACCGGCACCCGGATCGGCAGTGTTTCGGAACGGCGCAAAGCGCGCAAGATCAGTCAGCGACATCGTTGGTCTCCATCATCCGGGACAGCTCAAAATGGGAAATCTGCATGAGCGACAGCAGCGCGACGGCCATGTCGCGGCGTCCGGCCTCATAGGCCAGGCGCACAGGATCGATCGGATCGGGGGCAGGGATGCCGTTTTCCAGCCGCTGGGGCTGCATGGCCAGCACGGCGCCCAGCCGGATCACGTCGGCGGGCAGGCGTGGGTCGCGCTGCGCGATGTCCGACCAGCGCTTTGCCACCTGCGCGGCGGCGGCATCCTGCCCGCGAAACGCGAAGCGCAGGATGCCGACACGGTCCCAGATGGCACTCACGCAGCACCCCAGTCGATCGACGACACGGGTTCGGACGTAAGCCAGCCTGCGGCCAGCCCGGTCAGCGGGGGCAGGACGACAGCGGCCAGTTGGTAGACGGCCTGCGCAAGCGCTGCGGGATTGGCGATGTCGAACCCCGCCAGCAACTGGGTCAGGAACAGCACCGCCAGCTGGTCCATGGACACCACGGCGGCACCGCTGGCGACGGTGGCGGCAGTGGCGGTCTTGAGCTTGCGCGCCATGCGCGCGAATTTCAGGGCATCAGTCATCTTGGTGCTCGCGGGGTTTCGGGGTGATGTGCGGCTTTGCGCCGTGCTGACCGGCCAGGAACTGCAGCAGCTCGTCGATGCGCCGGTTGGTGGCATCAAGTTCCGCATGCAGGCCCTTGATGTCGCCACGCATCTCGGTGATCTGCGATTTTTGGTGCTGCATTATGAGCATGTTGCGGAACACGTTGGTGAAGACCCACAAGACCGCAGCGCCCACGGCACCGATGGCATAGGCGGTTCCATGCTGGCGCAGTTGGTCGGCCCACCAGGTCATGCGTCGCCTCCCTGCGGCAGGGCCTGCGCGGCGTCCCGCATCATGCCCACGCCGCGTTCGGCCATTTCCATCTGTTGGGCCTGCGCCTGCGCTTCGGCGCGCGCCTTGGCGATCTGATCGGCCTCGTCGCGGGATTTCAGGAACCCGGCGGGCACGCCCCGCGCCTCCGCCAGCGCCTCGATGTAGCCGTCCTCGTTGATGCGATCCATCAGGCGCGGCTTGGCCTGTGCCAGCGGCGCGATGTCGTTGACGATGCGCACCATCGACGCCGCCTCGGACGATTTCTGGGCGGCGGCGGCGGCGGACTGGTAATCGACCTGCAGGCCCACGTCGCGCGGCACGTCGGGCGGCGGCGGCAGCTGGCCCGCCCGCCACAGGATCGCGAACCTGCGGCCGATCTTCTTGGCCAGGTATTCCTTCTGCAGCCGCCCCATGTGCGGCGCCCACAACCGCTGGCGCTGCGCCTGGATTTCCATGACCTCCAGCTCGTTCAGCCCGGTACGACCGGCCAGCGACAGCAGCGTCCAATGAAACGCGTCCTTGATCTCCTCGATTTTCTGGCGCTTTTCCTCGATCGTCAGGCCGATGTTGGCGTGCTGGTCGAGCGACCGGATCATCGGCTCGCCGCGCGTGTTCACCCCGCCATAGATGACCTCGCCGGGCCGGATGCGCCCGTGCATGGGCCAGATGTCCCGATCGGGGGCCAGCTTGGTCGGATCGGCGGCATTCTGGGCCGCGCGGATCGTCGCCTCGTCCATGCGGTGCACGGTGCGCGCACTGGGCAGCGCGATGAAGCCGGGGCCGGTGCCATAGGTCTGCCCGCTTTCCACGTCCCAGCGCGGGGCATAGAACGGCATGTCGTCATAACCGCTTTCGCGCACCAGCGTGGCGTTCAGCTCGCACACGTAGCGCGACAGCCAGTCCTTGCCGCGCGCGCCCAGCTTGCCGGGCAGCCAGCTGTCGTTTGGCAGGACGTGCTGGTAGAACGTCAGCTTGTCGGTGCTGCCCTTTTCCGCCATTTCGTGCACACGCGGCGGCAACTCGCCCTTGCCGTCGAACATGCGCACAGCCGCGCGGGCGGTCAGGCGGAACTTGCGGACGATTTCCACGACGCTGCCATGGGCGTCGATGTCCCACACGACTTCGGCCAGCGACAGCGTGACGTCGAGGATCCGGCGGCTGCCTTCCTGCACCTCGTCGTACTGCGCACTGTTCCCGAACGCCGCGATGTCGGAATAGAGCTGCAGGGACGCGTCATAGAACCCCGACATGGCCGGGCGGAAACTGGCGAGCACCCGAGACGCGCTGCTGTGCAGCCATTCGCGCATGGGCTGCCAGTCGTTCAGCTCGGGGTCCGTGGTCTTCAGGCCCATCCACCGGTTGGCCGGGTTGGTGATCGTGCCGTACAGCTCCCCCGCGAAGGTCGATTGCGCGATGATCGGGGCAGACGACAGCGGCTTTTCGTGCACGCGCCGGGTGTGATCGTCCAGCGAAAATCCGCCCCGCTGGGGCCGGATCAGCCGGGCGATGTCTTCCCAGTCCTGTTCGAACCGGGCGCGTTCGGTCTTCAGCTCGCCCCAGCGCCGGATGGCCTCCTCGGCGCGGGGGTCCTTTTCCATGACGGCCATCAGGCGGCACTCCCCAGCGTGGTGTTGCCGCCCGCGGGAATGCCGGTCGGGCCGGTCAACACGTTGGCCGCGGCGCCGGCACGACGGCGGCGCAGCGCGGCTTCGACGCTGGCGGCGCGGCTGGCCTCGGCCCCGTCCGTGCTGGCGATGATCGGGGCGACGGGATTGGGGATGGCGCCCATCTTGGGCATCTTGGGGGCAAGCGGTCCGACACACATGTCAGGTCTCCTTCTGGTCGGGCTGGTCGGGGGTCCAGGCGAACTGGCGAAACACATGGGCAGCGCCCCGCCCGCCGAAGCCGGGCATGTCGGCCTCGTGCGCGAAGCCGATGAAGGTCAGGAACCGCGATGCGGTCGGGTGGTCGGCGTGGCAGCGCGCCTCGATCCGCGCGACGCCGTGTTCGGCCGCGAAGCCGGGCAGGCGCGTGCGGATCAGGATCGCCGCCTGGGCGATGGACCGCCCGAAGATGTCATGGCGGCGCGACAGGAACGCCGCGCCCGCCACGCCCGCCTGCCCGGTGTTAGCGATGCCCAGCACCGCCACGGGCAGCAGGCCGGTGTCGCGCCGCTGCCAGATCGTCCAGGCAAAGGGGTTGGCCCTGTGCACCGCGTGCCAGTCCGCGAACAGCGACAGGTAATGGGTGCGACCGCCCCGCACGGTCTCCGCCTCGACCCGGTCCCAGGGGTCGAGGTTGGCGAACACCGCCAGCGCCGCGTCGGCGTCATAGGGGCGGACGGCGATCATGCTTGCGCGCCTTCCTGGATCAGCCTGCGCCGGGCGGCGGCAGCCCAGTTCAGCAGCGCCATGCGGTCCCCGCTGGTGGCGGTTGCGCTGATCCCCAGCATGCGGGCACGGGTGACGTTGCCGCGCGCTGTCACGGTCAGGCCGAACCGTGCGGTCAGCACCGCGATCAGCGCCGCGCGATCGCCGTCGAGCTGATCGTCGATCAGCCCCACCGCCTCGCGCCATCTCTCGTGTCGTTTCGACATCTGGTCAGCCTCCGTAGGGGTTCAGGACATCGTGTCCCGCGCTCAGACCGCGCGCCGCGCCGGGCATGGACGGGCGGTCGCGATGGCCCATGCCGGGCCGGGATCGTGTCGTCTGGGGGCTCAGGCCGTCGCCGCGATGCTCGGACAGCAGCAGATACTGCAGCGCGTCCATCGGGTTCGCCTCGGGCAGGCTCTTGTCGGGCACCTTGCGCTTGCCGCCCGATGCGTCGGGGGCATCGGACCAGACATACCGGGCCTCGAACCCCCGGATCAGGAACTTGCAGGAGGGGTCGATCAGCAGGCCGGGGCGTCCGCCGTCCAAATATTCCAGCGGGGCGCGCACAGCCTCCAACCGGGGCTGGATGCGGTTGGTGCCGATCCGCTGGGGGCGCACGGTGAACCCGGCCTCCTTGCCCACGATGCGGTTCCAGGTGTCGTTCTCGTCCGCCGCCTGGCTGGCGCCATGCTCGCCCGCCATGTCGCCCCAGCCGCCCTCGATGCGCAGGCCGTTGAAGCGCGGCTGCGACAGCAGGTCGGCCAGCCGCACGCCGAACACCCGCGCCATCAGCCGTTCGCTGGAAAAGAACATCTCGGCCAGGATATGCCAGTGGAACGGGGGCAGGAACTGGCCGATCACGGCCGCGCCCTTGAAGCCCTGGTCCAGTCCGATGCGCAGGGGGGCGGCGCGGTCCGGCTCGATGGTGCTGTCGGCGACGTGGATCCGGCGGTTGAACTCGCGCCGGAACACCGGATCGCCCGCGCGCAGGTAGGTCGGCTTGTTGTAGACCAGCCGGTCGATTATGTCGCCGCGCCCGGCCAGCCGCATGGCCGTGACCTGCCGGGGATAGTAGGTCGGGCCAAGGTTCTGCAGGTTCTCGCAACCCTCCTCGCCGAAACCGGGCTGGTTGTAGAACGCGATCTCGATCGGGCGGGTGCCCTCGGGCAGGCCCTGGGACAGAAGCTGCGCCATGCGGCGGCTTTCGTCCTGGTCGTAGAACACCCGGTAGGTCCAGTTTTCCTCGTCGGGCGCGTTGAAGTCGCAGTCGATGCAGCCATAGGACCGCCATTCGGGCGGGTAGCCTTCGAAGTGCTGCCGCGCGGGCCACCGGTCGATCCGCCCGATGCCGACGGTCAGGATATCCACGCCCATCGTGTCGGCTTCGTTCAGGTCCATGTCCGTAGTCTGCATCCCGCGCATGGACGCGATGGGATCGTCGCCGAAGGCCATGAACTCGGCGGTGAACTCGATGGGGCCGTGCGCGTCCTCGAACCGGATCACGTGCGTGACCGGGTCGCCGCGGCCGCCGGCCCAGGTCCCCAGCGCCTTGGGAAAGGTTTCGAGGTAGCTGGGGATCGTGGTGGACCAGAGCTGCCGGTAGGTCTCCCGGATGAACACGCACTTGTAGCGCCGCACCCCGTCGATCACCGACCGGGGCATCTCCATCGCGCGGCGCAGCTTGCGCTTGTTCTTGGTCGTCGTCTTGCCGGACCCGACCGGTCCGCAGATCCCGATCACGTCGGCGTTCGACCAGTAATAGGCTTCGGCGATCGGGCCGGGAAATGTCGGGGCCGCAAGATCCAGCTTGTCGCCCGCGTCGGGCAGGTCTAGCGTGGCGATTGCATCAGCGGCGCTCAGCGCCTCGGCGGCAATGGCTGCGCGGGCAGGGGTCGTGCCTCCCCGACCCGGCTCCGCGGCGGACCGGATCACCCCCCCACCCCATGCTGATGTCCACAGGTTCGCGCTCGGACGGATCATGCGGCACCCCCGAAAACCTTGAATGGGGTCGGAGCGGGGGGCATGTGATATCGCGCGGGGGGGTGCCCCCCCCCGTGCTGGCCGTGGGTTATGTTAAGCCTGACCGCCGCGCGATCCGCGCTCGAAGCCGCCACCAGGGCAGGCAATCCGCGCCGATCCGGCCCGCCGCAGCGCATCGGCAATGGATTTCCCATCAACTGCCGATCCCGCTTTTTCCCCATGTTTTCCAGCACCTTAGTCACTCCGTCCGACTGTCATCGTCCGACGCGCCATCCGACACGCCGCTAACCTGTTGATTTTGCTTGTTCTCATGGGGCAGCGGCGGCGGGGCCATCCGACTGCCCGGACGCGGCGTGACATCGCGTGCCG